TTTAACTAGTTGCGATCGTGATATTGCCATAGTTATTCTCCTTTATCCTATATGCCTGTACCACTTCTATAGAAGTGATTGTTGATTCTAACAAGAATATTTGCATTAGCATTTCCAGTGTCAGAGTTGTCTGGGTCCTGCGATATGTCAATTGCCTGAACGACAAAAGTTGCAGCAGTACCAGATGCACTAACATCTAGTTGAGCTTTTGATATTCCTGTTTGTGTAACACCAGTAGTGTTAGTAACAGAATAGTTTTTGTAAAGATCTGCTCTAGTAAAAGCTTCATCTGCATCTACCAAGAATACTGCATCAGGATCATCAACAACAAATGCTGTGATGTCACTAGCTACAATACTACCTGGGTAGAAATTGCTAAATGTCGGCTTTTGAGTAGTTGGATCAGTATAAAAACATCCGTTAAAAACACCCACAACAGCGTCTGATGTACCAGCACCATGTTTCTGAATATTTCCAGTTGTTAGTGGTTCCACTAAATCACCTTGGAATATTGCAGTTCCATAGTTACTTGCAATCGTGTATCTGTTCTGAGCACCTACTAATGGTGTACCGTCTAGTTTTCTGTACGGTCTTAGACCGAACTTTTCACTTACGTTTGCCATAGTTGTTTTTCTCCTTATGTTTATTTATCCAAGCTACTTAGGGTAGGTAATGCAAAAAAATTATTTTTT